CTTGAAATACAAGTGACTGTATAGGCTCTACCACACTGACAACCCCAAGCTACAGGCCCGTCTGCTGATGTCTTTGCGTTCTTGTTCTCAGTCATTGCATAGCCCCCTTGCTCATACTGCGAACATAGAAGTGAATCTCGATAGCTCGATGCAGCTCTTGCTCATCAACCCCTGCTTGCTCGCATAGGATTGGAAGATAGGCAACATGCCTTGCCAGTTCTTCCTGCCACTTGTCGATCATGGCTTGGGTTTCAATGTCTTTCAGTTTTTTCTTACTCACGATTGGGACTCCCGCGCGGGTGAATAGTGCGACCATGTCCTGAATGCTTTGTGCTTTCGCATAGTCTCCAGGCACTCGGTCGAAGGCGGCTTCCAACCATGTTCACGCCAGACCTGATCGACGGGTCGGAACCATTTATCGGGTTGGATTTGATGATCGATAAGATCGATCCATGAAGGCATTTGACGTTCTTCCATGTAGGTTGACTCCAGTAAAGGTAAGAAAACGCCTCAGAAGCCGTTTTAAGGGCTTCTAAGGGCATTGCTAGCGGGTTAGGACTTGCAGAATGACGCAAGCATGTCCCATATCTCACGGTTAATTACTAATGTGACTGTGTGCTCGTCCATGTGCTTGATGTACGCATCTTCAAATAGGTCAATAGCGCAATCTTCGAGCGTGACTGGTTTCGTTTCTTCAATCATGGTGGTTTACTCCAGGGTTAAAGGGACTCACTAGCGGGTAAGTGTTGGCGTAAGTAGGCGATGAAGTGCTTATCAAAGTCTTCAAATGTTTCAGGTAACCATTTTTTCCAGTGCATACGCTCTTTATTGATGCGACGGTGCAACTCATCGGATGATTCAATGTATCCGTCGGCATAGTCTTCGACTATGTATTGAGCGGCATGGTGTGCTTCTTCCATTTCATAATCATAAGTGCCGGTAAAGTCAGTAGTAAGCATGATGTACCCCTCAAAGGTTAAAGAAGATTGCGCAGGCAAGGGCAATCCCGAATAGAACGGCGATAAGCCAGTCGATTAGGCTTTGCATGGTGTTATCTCAATGACGTTAATGACACCGTAAGTAATGCCTGATTGTGCTTTGATGTAGGTGTATATCTCCCGAAATGTTCTATCGCCTTCAGTCCATGAGCGTAAAGGCGAGCCATCGGGGGCTATTGCTAGCAATTGGCTATTGGTTACTGGTTCCATGATGTTTACTCCATTGGTTAATGATGCTGATTACATCCCATAGCCGACTATTGCTAATCGGCTATAAGCTGAAATCAGGCAATTGCCTTGAGCTTGATGACCTTAGCCATGCTTTTGCCATGTGCCACATAGCCAATGACTGGCACAGATTTATCCCAGCAAGCTCTGCATCCAGAGCATTTACCTCCATGCTCATAAGCTTTACAAACGGTTATCGATGGATCATCAAATGAGCTTGCAATCGTGCTCGAGTGTGGTTGATCGGCTAAGACATCACCCGTGACGCTATCGGAGCTTGCTCTCACGACTACGTTGGGAAGCTCGCGCATAAGCTCGATGATTGCCTGAAACTTTGGAAACTTATGCATCCTAGTTGGCAGCCAATGTTTAACGTGTGGAGTGGCTTGCATGACCATGTAGATTTTGCGAGCAAGCTCTAAAGCGTACATATCGCCACTATCGAACCAACGAAAGTATCGATCATTGTCTAGTGATTGAATCATTTCAAACACCCAATCATCGCGCTGCCAATCATCGCGATTAAACATGCGTGGAGCTTTCACGTTTGGATAACGATAGTTGCCTTGCGTTGCATAACACCCTTTGCAAGCATCAACAAGCTCGCCGTTTGATGCTATGGAACCCGGACATGTCTCGAGAGCTTGCAAGCTCCATGATCTGATTCCATCGAGCTTACTAGTGACGCTGAGCTTTACTTGCGGCTTGTTGTATTCAGCTAATTGCATTGCCATGATGTATCTCCAAAGGTTAAGAGGGGCGGTTAGCCCCTTTGTGATTAGTTAGGCGATCAATCCGGTTAGCTTCCCACCAGCGCATAGCACTATGAGTGCAATGAAGGTAAGGCCACAGCCTGCTAAGACCGTTACAGCTAAGACATTGCTGATTACGTTTAATGCTTTCATGTGTTATCTCCATATAAGGTTAAGTAAGACAATAATCACATGCTTTGTGTACATGTTCTATATACTTTGGTATTAGATTCACACAAATACACTCTAAGATATATTCCATGCTAGAGATGTACTCCTAAGATCTTAAAAACTATATAAAGGGATATAGGGTTTCCTATATATAGTTATATATGGGTAATCCTAAGACTCATGATGTAGGGGTACATGGATACAATCTCTTATATCCACGCGCGTAATAGATTTATTCGATAAGGGACACAAGGGACGGTAACCGTCCACCTTCCCCCCGATCAGTGCATGAGTAGGCACGTGCTCAAGGTCGATCGGGTAGCAATTGGCCGCAACCAGTCGCGCAGATCGATCGTTGTTTGGCGAAGTGAATGGGACGGGGGGCCGGGATTTGGGTGCACCACTACCATCCCCGCCCCAAGGAATTTTCTGTTTTCCTGCCTACCTTAAATATCTATTTGTGTATGATGAGTACATCGACAACATGGAGATGTACGAGATGTTTACGTTAGAGAGAGGTTTAGATATACCGGAGAGGAAGACTGGCCCTAAATATCCTTACGACCAGTTAGAACTAGGAGATAGTTTCTACCTTGAAGGTGGTGATCTATCTAAGCTATGTAATGCTAACTATAGAGAGTGGAGAAGAACGGGAAAGAAGTTCACAGCGAGGAAGGTGGAGAATGGTGTAAGGGTGTGGAGGATTGAGTGAAGCATGATGATGCGGTGAGATGGATTACGAAGTATGAAGAAGGTGATCCAAGCTATCCGTATCTGGCGATGAAGTGGTATGAGGAAGAGAGAAAGAAACGTCCTTTGAGTGCTGATGAGCAAAAAACGGTGTTGTGGTTAAAGGAAAACTATGGAATTGAAGCCCGATTGCAGAAACTGCCACTACAGCCAAGAAATTGGACTAAAGGAAAGCCATGATGGTAAGGAAGTGGTCTTAATCTGCATCCGAGATGGCTTGCTGGCAGAGAAGGTTTGCACTTATTACGAATATGAACCAGGCATTGAATGAAGTTTGACCTTAATCACTTCTACAAGTTCTGCAAGGAACTGAAGGTAGAAACCAAAGAGCTAGGCATTCAACGCTTAGGTAATCGTTTGCTTGGAAGCCAGACCTATGTGATGGAAGAGATCGCCAAAGGTCTGAACAATGACATTCATTTCTTTGTGATTCTTAAGGGAAGACAGCTTGGGATTACAACCATATCGCTTGCCTTAGACCTTTACTGGCACTTTAAGAACCCTGGGTTTCAGGGAACGCTCACGACCGATACCGAAGAGAACCGAGACCAGTTTAGAACCACGCTTGCCATGTACATGGATGGTTTGCCACCGGATTACAAGATTCCATTGATGACGCATAACAGGAATCAAATGGTCTTAAAGAACCGATCAAGACTCTTCTACCAGGTGGCTGGTTTGCGAGCCAAGGGTTCATTAGGACGTGGTAAAGGTATCACCTACCTGCATGGCACAGAAACATCATCTTGGGGTGATGAAGAGGGATTGGCTTCATTGCTAGCTTCTTTGGCAGAAAAGAATCCCAATAGGCTTTACCTTTTTGAAAGCACTGCCCGTGGGTTCAACATGTGGCATGACATGTGGGCGGTAGCCAAACGCGCAAGAACGCAGAAGGCCATCTTCTGTGGTTGGTGGCGCAATGAACTCTACAGTGCTGACCCAAAATCCGATGTCTATAAGGTGTACTGGGATGGCAAGCTAAGTCCTGAAGAAAAGGAATGGACAAGAGAGATTAAGAAGCTCTACCAGGTAGAGATCAATTCAAGGCAGATTGCCTGGTGGCGATGGAAGATGAATGAGGGGATTAAGGATGAGGCCCTCATGTACCAGGAGTTTCCTCCCACGGAAGACTATGCCTTCATTATGACGGGTTCGAGTTTCTTCTCACATGCCCGCTGCACTGATCAAGCCAAGGTTGCCAAGCAGTTATTACCTCGGTTCTACCGTTTCTCAATGGGACAATATTTTGAAGACACTGAGTTAATTAACTCAACAGAGCGCATGGCAACGCTTAAGGTATGGGAGGAGCCGATTGAAAACGCCTACTACGTCATCGGCGCTGATCCAGCATATGGAAGTAGCGACTGGGCTGATCGTTTCTGCATCCAAATCTACCGCTGCTATGCAGATGGACTTGATCAAGTTGCGGAATTCGCTACCTCTGAACTCAACACCTACCAGTTCGCCTGGGTTGTCTGCTACCTGGCAGGGGCTTATAAGAACTCCACACTAAACCTGGAAGTCAATGGCCCTGGACAAGCCGTAATCAATGAGATGCGCAACCTTAAACGCCAGGCGCAAACCATGGAGCCGCGCAAGGCAAGAGGCTTAATGGATGTTCTATCGCACATGCAGCACTACCTGTGGCGGCGCAATGACTCTCTAGGCGGTGTCTCGAACTCGCTGGGTTACCTGACCACGCATTCATCCAAAGAGCGGATGCTGAATTACTTCAAAGACTATTTCGAGCGCGGAATGATGAATGTCTACTCGATGGATTTACTTGAAGAGATGAAGTCCGTCGTGCGTGACCAGGGTTCTATTGCTGCTTATGGGCGCAACAAAGATGATCGCGTCATTGCGACAGCCCTTGCTTGTGTAGCCTTTGCTGAACAGCTCATGCCAAGGCTCTTGCAGATGCGTATGACGCGTGATCGTAAAGAAGAAGCCATAACGCCCGTGCAAGTGCCAGTGGTAGATAAGCAGATCAATAACTACTTAAAGGCTATTGGCGTTGGGCCTCAGTAAACGTCAAATGATGGAAGTGATTCCTGCATTTATGCGTGATAAGAAACGCGGCATTTCCATTGCCTTATTTGCCGAGCTTTGCGGTCTTGATCCCTTGCATCTTAGAGATGTGTTTCTTAACGGCAAATACCCGCTCACGGAACTCGTACAGACCCGTGTAAACCGTGCTTATGAGCATTGGGTGAATGGCGAAGTCGCTGTCATGGTGAAGTCGGGTAAGAAGTACGTGGAGTTTCGCAAGCAACCTAAGCCGCAAATGGTAAGACGCAGGCTCGTTACCTTTGATGGCAATGGATTCAAACTTGATCTTGGCATTCGACCGAAAGCCCAAGACTATCAACGTCCTGATCTTGACCAGCAATTAAGGAGAAACTATGGCAGTCGTTCATGATTACAAATGTCCAGCACATGGCTTTTTTGAAAGCAGAGAGCCTGTGTGTCCACATGGATGTACATCAGATGTACAAATGGTGTTCCTGCAAGCCGTGGGTATGAAGTCAGATTCCACCAAACATGCTGACACCACACTTAGAGAATTAGCCAAAGATTACGGCATGAGTGACATTAAGTCTTCGCGTGAAGGTGATCATCAGCAACATGCTCTGCTAGGCAATAAACAAGCCTCACAACCACAGAATCCCTTTGCTGTGCAGTGGGGTAACCCCAAACAATTAGGCAACTACAATCTGAATTCGATACGCGGAGAAACCGTTGGGGGCTTGTCTGCTGTCAAAGAAAGTGGTATAGCATTGCGCAAACCAACGCCTTCAGTGGTCATTCGTGATCATGAGAACTTAAAGTTGCCTACATGAGAATTCCTGACGATCCCATCCAAAGAGAGTATTTCTACAATGACTTGGTAGATAAGTGCTCCGTCAGCATTCAGGAGCGCACAGGTACTTATGACTCGTTGCGCTCTTACTATCTCTTTGGTGCGGGATTGGATGCACCGCCTGCGTACTACAACAAGATTTACCCACACATTGACCAGCTTTCTTCGTTTCTGTACTCAGCAGAAACAACACGGTTTACGATTTCGCTCGGCGCCTCGGTCAATAAGCACGAACAAACCAAGATTCCTTCGCTTACAGGCGCTTTAAATGACGATTGGCTTAATAGCAACGCTGATCAAGTATTTGCCCAAGCGCTGAACTGGGCGCTTTGCTACAACTCCACCTTCATTAAGCTCATTCAAAAGAATGGCTTGCACCCCTACATGGTTGATCCACGGTGTATTGGCGTGTATCGAGAAGATACGCCGCACACCGACCGCCAAGAAGCGTTGATTCAGATTTACTACATCACACGCTCTGAGCTATACGCCAGGCTTTACTCGCATCCGCAACGTGAAGCACTGCTTGCTCGCTTGCAAATGGGGCAAAGCCAAGAGAACCAAGTGCCTGATGGTATTCAGCGTTTGATTCTGTCTGCCACTGATCCAACGATGTACGGTAATGTGAACCTCAATATTGCTGGTATGCAGCAATACAAGGCTCGCGTTGCTGAAGACACGATCAAGATGACTGAGTTGTGGGTCTGGAATGACATGACTGAGGATTATCAGTGTGTCACCATTGCTGACCCCAACGTCATCATCTATGACAGAGCTGGTGAAAGTATGTTTTTGAAGGGTGAGTTGCCCTTTATTCAACTTTGCCCAACCCCACAGTACGATTACTACTGGGGTATCTCTGAAGTGGCAAGGCTGGTTTTCTTGCAAGACATGCGCAATAAGCGGATGCAAGAGATTCTTGACCTTTTATCTAAGCAAGTATCACCGCCTACAGCGCTTATTGGCTTTACAGGGCTGCTTGATGAGAAGAACTTTGCGCTAAACCGCGTTGGTGGCCTGCTTTCCACTGACATGCCTAATGCCAAAGTTGAGCAAATGGCGCCATCAATCCCCAATGATCTCTTCAGAGAGATTGCAGAGATTGATCAAATGTTTGAAGAAGCCTCTGGTATTGTCAATGTGTTGCAAGGCAGGGGTGAATCAGGGGTTAGAAGCGCTGGTCACGCATCACAATTGGCACGTCTAGGTTCTTCGAGGGCTAAAAAACGTGCATTGATCATTGAAGATGCGTTAGAAAAGATGGCAACGCTGTACTTAAAAGCTATGCAAGCCTATTCTGACCGCATTTACACGGATGATCAGGGTGATAAGTTCATTGCAAACCAGTTTACTAAGGACTTTGTGGTGAAAGTGGATGCTCATTCCAACTCACCGATCTTCACGGAAGACTTGCGAAGCCTTGCATTTGCACTTGCAGACCGTGGTGCCATCACTAAAGAGCGTTTGATTGACATTTTGGAGCCTCCCATGAAGCAATTGCTCAAGGAAGACCTCCGAAAGATGGAGCAAGCCCAGCAAGCAGCGCAAGAAATGCAAAAACAGCAGCAACCAACGCCTGAAGGCTCCGCACCACCCGCTATGTAGAGGTTTTTATGCTGACAAACGGTAATTCCAACATGAATGGCGGTTCTGGCGACACGAGGAGCGGTCAAGATCGCTTTTCTTACAGTAATGACCAGCCAAGAACTGGTAAATCAGAGTTAAAACAGATTTATCGCACTCCGCAACTCAATTATGGTCGTGCGACGATGAATCGCACGGGTTATCAACGCGCAGGAGGTCGTTTCTCATGATGCAACGCAAAATGCTACGTTACGCACGGCCATCTCGCCGTTAATCGCTTGACAGACGGTCGGTAAGTAAGTACAAACCGCCCTGAAAGGACTCAATATGGCTGTTAGCGCAGAAGAATTGATGAAGTTGATTCGCGGCGGTGCCAAAGACGGTAAGGCTTCGATGGAAATCGAGGTTGAAGAAGAAGGCACTGAAGGCGAAGAGGGTGAGGAAAAGAAACCAGCACTGTCTGGTGCGTCGTCACCTCCCATGTCTTCCCCCATGTCTACACCGGAGCCCAAAAAGGGTGAGGAAATGCAAGGCCGCATTGATGTGCAGCTTGGTATGGGCATGTTGATGGGGGCCATGCAAAAGTTTCCTGATGGCTCGCCTGAGCAAAAAGCGTTAAAAGACGCTATAGGAAAGATTGGATCGGCCTTTGGTGAGATGGATTACAAAGCCAAAGAGTTAGTACCCTCTGAAATCATGCAAATGATTCAGACTCTGCCTCAAGCTGGTGGCGCGTCTGCCGAGATGCGAGCAATGGCTGCGGCACCAACCCCTGGGACTCAAAACCCACCCTTACCTATCTAGGAGATAGTGATGGAATTGTTCAAACCCCGCGCTGGAACGATTCGTCGCCCGACGGATAACCAGCAAAAGAATGGTCAGATTTACAACCCACCTCGGTATGAGCCGTTTGGTGGCTTGAGTGGAGCGAATAAGGTTACTAAAAACCAGATGACGCTTTCCAAACCCGGTGACACCAAGCGTGTCATTTAACTAATTGTTTTGAACGGCTGAAAAAACAATGTCGCTAGAAAACCTTACCCCAGACGCCCGTGATGAGCTTGCTGCCTTAGCGAAAGCCTTGGCTGAGAATCCAAAAACCCGAAAGGAGTTTTTGAAACTCACAAAGCAAGCGCATCCCGACCTTCCAGTTCCTGAACTTGAAATTGAGGAGCGAACCAATCAGGCTATTTCTGCACAGCAGCAAAAAATTGCCGAATTGGAAGCGCGATTGAAAGAAAAGGACGCTCGCACCGAGTTAGAAAAGCGTAGAAATACGTTGAAGGAGAAACGTCTTGCCGAATCGGATGATGATGTCAAAGCCATCGAGAAATTGATGATTGAAAAAGGCATAAGTAATCACGAATCGGCTGCTGAGTATTACAACTGGATGCGCCAGGCTGATAAGCCCACCCCTGCATTCAGTAATTCGCCAATTACCTCGAAGGTCAATGACTTTCAGAAGTATTTGAAAAATCCTGCAGCAGCGGCCAGGGAAGCAGCGGCTAGTGCACTCAACGAGCTAAGACAGGGAAACCAGTCTCGCCCGATTGGACTTCGTTAATTAGGTCTGTTTCTTAAAAGGAACCTATCATGCCTATTGGTGGCGGTATTATCCCAACAGCAGGCACCAGTCAGTACAATGAACTGACCTACGTTACCCGTAGGGCTTTCATTCCGAAACTGGTTGTCCAGCTTTACAACTCAACTCCCCTGCTTGCTGCACTGCTTGCAAACTCGCAAACCGCCTCTGGTGGTGTGTCGTCTGTAACTGTGCCTGTTCAGGGTTCCCAGTTTGTCAACGCGCAATGGTCGGACTACAGCGGTTCGTTTGCACAGCCTAGCGTCATGCAGGGTGCTTACAACGCTGAATTCAACCTTAAGTTGATGATCGCTCCAGTTCCATTCCTCGGTATGGAAGGTGCTGTACAGCAAGACTACGCTGTGATTCCTTTGATTGAGGCTCGCATGAACGATGCGACCAACGTCATGATGGATGCGATGGCAACAGCGCTGTACAACAACACCAGCAATAGCCAGCAATTCACTGGATTGCCTATTGCAGTAGATTCGGCAGGCACCTATGGTGGACTTAGCCGTTCGACCTACGCATGGTGGGGTTCCAAAGAGTATGCTGCAGGTAGCGTTAACCCAACCCGTCAAAACATCCTCCAGTACATCTCTGGAACGGTGAAAAACGGTGCTGAGGTGCCTTCCTTTGGCGTTTGCGGCTTTGGCACTTGGACATTGTTGGCGCAAGACTTTGTAGGCCAAGAGACCTACATGATCACCCCTGGCAGCAACTTTGCTAGCGGTGAAGAAGGCCCAACGTCTGGTTTTCGTGCGCTTATGGTTGCAGGTGTGCCGATTTATCCTGATCCCTATTGCCCAGAAGGCACTTTGTACTTGCTGAACTCGAACTATCTCAGCATGTACATTCACGATCAGGCTGAGTTTGCGTTTACTGGCTTTGAGTCCACGCTGCCTAACTGGCAGATTGGTTATGTTGGCGCAGTGTTGACCATTGCTGAAATGGTGAGCACCAAGCCTAAGAGCATGACCAAAGTGACCGGCCTTAACTCACTCACGCTGTAAGGAGTCGATCATGGCATTGGCACTTAATAAAATCATCGTTAGTGGCTTAAGCAGCGATGCTGATGGCGCGTACTTTGACTACGTTACCCAATCGGTAACGGCAGGAACGGATTACACGCTGCCAGCAGGTCTGTATGTCATCTATCCCGTCGCAAACTGTAAGTATCAGGCTTATAACGGCTCTGCATGGGCTGATGTAATTGCAGCAAATACAGGTGGCATGATGGTTTCTGATGGTCAGAACGTGAAAATCGTTTCGACATCCGGTACTGTCACGGCTCTGTTCTTGACCGTTAATGGCGGTCAGGCTGCTTCTGGCACCTACAACTCGTAATTGGAGTAAAGCATGGATGCAAACAAAGTCGGTAGTCTATTGCCGCAGCAGTTTGGAGGCATCCTGCTTGGGAAGTTGATCGGCGCGAATATGAATTCCACCGCCGATCAGCAAATCACCATGTTTAGCAATCCGTCGAAGTTCATTCTTCGGCGCATCGTGGTGACGAATGCTTCAGTCTCTTTGACCACGGCTGCTGGCGGCGTTTATACCGCTGCTAGCAAAGGTGGTACAGCGGTTGTTGCAGCGGCCCAGGCTTACTCCTCGCTTACTACGTCAGCGCTTTTTCTTGATCTCACGCTTAGTACGACAAGCAGTGCAAGCACCACAGTGAAATCAAGCATTCCCAACTTATACTTATCGCTCACCACCGCTCAAGGTGCTGCAGCAACAGCGGATGTATATGTTTACGGGGACATTTTAGAAGCATGATCTTTGTTACAAACAAAGGTTCTCAGCCACTGGTCGCCAAGTACGTCGATCAGTGGTTTGAGTTTCCGCCAGGCAAAAGCGTACGAATCGAACCTTTTGTTGCGCGACATATCTTTGGGTATGGCGACGACAATAAGTATCAATACTTGGTGCGTTTAGGTTGGTTGAAGATGAACACCGACCACGATAAAGCGATGGCTCGCCTTGCTGAGTTCACCTTTACGGACGCTCCAGTAAAACCCGACCAACAATCAGCCGTGTTGGTGGAACGAGTAGCCCCTCCCGCTCCGCGTGGGCGAGCTGGGGTCAAAGTCCAGCCCCAGACAAGCGATGAGGCATAAATGGCAACCTACTCAGGGTATATCGCAGAAGTTAGAAGACTGCTGCATGATGCTTCTGGCAACTTCTGGACAGACACCGAGCTAACCGATTACATCAATGGTGCTCGGCATCGTGTCGTGCGTGACACAGGTTGCCTGCGTAATATCCTGACTGGGGCTACAACCACCTCGGTTGAAGTTTTCAACATATCAACCCTTACATTGCCTTCGTGGGCAGAGCAGATTCTTGATGTATTAAACATCAATCTGTATTGGGGTAACACACGCATACCATTGCGATACATGTCATGGACGCAGTTCAACGCTGAGTTGCGGTTTTGGCAGAACTACACAGGAAGACCCATAGCTTTTACAAGATATGGTCAAAATCAAGTCTATTTTGGCCCAGTACCTGATCAAGTGTATGTCATCGAGGTTGATACGATCTTGTTGCCATCGCCGCTAACGTCTGACTCGCAGACTGAGGTGATCTTAGAGCCATACACTTCGCCTGTAGCTTTCTACGCGGCTTACAAGGCTAAATACAAAGAGCAATCTTACGGTGAAGCAGAAATATTCAATGCCGAGTACAAGAAGCAATTGCTGGCAGCGATTAACTCTAGCTTCACGCGTCGCTTACCAACGCCTTACTCGGTTCAATAATCATGGCCGCAGTTGAGCAAAAGAAGTCCTACCACGTTACCAAGGATTTCAAAGGGCTTAACACCAAAGCCAATCGAACTGCTATTCAAGAAAATGAGTTTGCTTGGATAGAAAACGTCATGCCGGTTGGGTATTCAAATTTGAAAGTGATACCCAAAGAAAAACGCGTTACCTATAGCAGTACAAATTTCAGTTGGGGCGGCACGGTGCATTACATGGCACCAGCCAATATCAATGGTGTCGCCTACATGTTTGCGTTCTTCACCAATGGAGGTGCGCAGTATGTCAGCCTGGAAACCCCTACCGCACCGATCACACTGGCTAGCTCAGGCACGTTCAGTGGAACCCGTACTCAGATCAGTCAATGGAAGAATGAGCGAGTCCTCATCATTGACACAACTTATGGATACGCTACGTTCAACGGGACGAATCTCGTTCGGGTCGGTTCGGTCGGCACCATTACGATTACATCAGGTGGGTCTGGATACTCAGCAGCGCCAACGGTAACGATTAGTGCTCCAAACCAAACTGGCGGCGTCCAAGCAACTGCAACCGCAACAATAAGCGGCGGGATTGTAACTGCCATCACGATTACTGAGCCAGGTACAGGTTATACGTCAGCACCAACCATAACTTTTTCGAGCGGCGCAGCGTCTGCGACGGCAACAGTCATTAATCAACCTGGAACCTGCATACAATCTTTTTCTGGCCGCGTATGGATTGCTGATGGTAGAACCATTTACTACACGGCGGCAGACAGCTACAACGACTTTACAAGCATTTCTGCTGGCAACATCACGTTAGTCGATGCCACGTTGTATGGCGACATCACGCAGATCATTGCGGCCAATAACTTTTTGTATATCTTTGGCGAATCGTCAATCAACGTCTTTTCTGACGTTCGCGTCAATACGCTTGGCGAAACGTTATTCACTAACACCAACATCAGCGCTTCGATTGGTACGGAACTATTTTTAGGCGTCTTTGCATACTTTCGTAGCATCTTATTCATTAACCGCTACGGTGTTTATGCTCTGGTTGGCGCTACAACAACCAAGATAAGTGATGCGCTTGATGGCATCTTTCCAAATATCGACTTCAATTCGTCGGTAACGGGCTGTCAGACATTGATTTACAACATTTTGGTGTCTGCATGGAATGTTAGATACAACGACAACGGCACTTATCGGCGTGTGCAACTGGTTTTCTTTGACCGTAAGTGGTTTATCAGTTCGCAGGGCAACTTAACGCACATCAATTCGTCACCGGTCAATGGACTAATCAACTCTTATGGCGTTGAATCCGGTGGTGCGTTCTTCAGAATGTACGAAGATCAAACCGCAAACATATCGACCGAGGTTGTTACGGCGCTTTGGGACTTAAAAGACCCGATACGAGACAAGCAAGCGCTTAAATTGGGCGTTGAAGCGACATTTCCGGTCACCGTTGCTGGCTCATTAAACATTTCGATTGATAGCGAGTCTCGCGCATCAACGTCAATTGCGCTTGGCAACGCTGTAACGTGGCAAAACATATCGTTTAGTAACATTGCATGGACAAATAACGCTGGAAGCACCTTGCAATGGATTTCGTCTGGGTATCAATTGACTGAAGGGTACAAGCTGCTGAAGTGGGACGCGCAGATGTATGGCAAATACCTTGGCATGACGGTAACATCAACGGCGCCAGCCTTCACATTCAATGGCTTCCAGCTTGAACATGAACTAAGAGCGAGGTTCTGATGGCAAAGCCAGTAACAATCCCTAATACGTTTGCCACTGCAACAACGTCCATACCACTTGCCAATCTGGACGCTGATTTTAGTACCGTTGCAACAGCGCTTAATGATGCTTCGACATACAGCAACTATGCTTTAGATTCAGGTACTGTTGATGCCTATGTTGTAACGCTTTCTGGTTTATCGACAACATACCAGGCTGGTCTTGCCATCCAGTTCCAGGCAACGACCGCAAATACAGGCCCATGCACGTTAAATGTGAATGGTCAGGGCGCAAAAAACATCATTTACCCAGATGGCAGCACGTTGTCAGCCAACGCCATCGTTGTTGGTGCTATTGCGTCTTTAATGTATGACGGTACGAGCTTTCAATTGCTGTCAGTTAAAAATGCAGCAGGTGGAGGTGGTGGCGGGGGAAGTGTTTCCTCAGTTGCAATGTCCCTTCCGGCATTTCTTCAAGTTTCAGGCTCGCCCATCACAACGTCAGGCACGTTAGCGGTTACTTACTCTGGAACGCCTTTACCTATTGCTAATGGTGGCACGGGCGCAACTACAGCCGCAGGCATTCGCACTACGATTGGTGCCGGTGATGTTAACGGGCCTGCGTCATCGACAAATGCACAGATTGCCTTATTCAATGGCACGACAGGTAAGACTATCCAAGTGGCTACTACCACAGGCATGGTCAAGGCTACTAGCGGTGTCATTGCTGCGGCCGCCGCTGGTACTGATTATGTGGCGCCAGGAGGTGCGTTAGGAACACCTTCTAGTGGAACGCTTACGAATTGCACTGACTTGCCTATTTCAACAGGTGTAAGTGGTCTTGGGCCTGGTGTGGCTACTTTTTTAGCGACGCCATCATCAAGCAACTTAGCAGCCGCTGTTTCTGATGAAACAGGAAGTGGCAGTTTGGTATTTGCCACCTCGCCAACGCTTACAACGCCTAACCTTGGTACACCATCCACAATTACCTTAACGAATGCAACTGGATTGCCTGTATCAACGGGTATAAGTGGATTAGGCACAGGTGTTGCAACAGCACTGGCAGTCAACGTAGGTTCTGCTGGAGCATTTGTACCGACGTCTGGTTCGGGCGCTTCAGGCACATGGAGTATCAGCATCTCTGGCAGTGCCAATGCTGCTACGACAGCAACTAATCTGGCAAGCGGTGCTGCCAATCAGATTGCTTACCAGACCGGCTCCGGTGCAACGTCATTTATTACCGCTCCAACAACAGGTTCCACCTACCTCTCGTGGAATGGAACTACTTTTGCATGGGCCGCTGCTGGCGGAGGAACGACAACCAATGCTTTGACCATGAACAATTCAGGTTCAGGTGCAGCATCAGGTACTACGTTTGACGGGTCAGTAGCCAGGACAATTAGTTACAACACAGTCGGCGCTCCAAGTACGACAGGTACTGGTGCAACTGGAACCTGGTCGATTGATATTACAGGTTCTGCTGGTTATGCGGCTGCCATATCAGGTGGTGGTACTAATCGTATTGTTTACCAGACAGGTTCAAGCGCTACATCGTTTGTTACTGCGCCGGTTACTTCAGGCACTTACCTTAAGTGGAATGGTTCTGCTTTTGCGTGGGATGCACCAGCAGGTTCTGGAGATGTTTCTGGCCCAGCTTCAGCAACAGATAGCCAAATTGCGTTGTTTGATAGCACCACTGGTAAGTTAATTAAGGCTGCTACAACGACTGGCTTGCTGAAAGCAACATCTGGCGTTATCGCTGCTGCAACAGCGGGAACAGACTATCAGTCGCCCATTACGCTTACCACTACAGGTACTTCAGGCGCTGCAACATTGGTAGGTAGCACCCTCAATATTCCTCAATATTCTGGTGGTGGCGGAACAACAACCAATGCTGCGACCTTTAATAACTCTGGCTCTGGCGCTGCTTCTGGAACGACCTTCGATGGTTCTGTAGCAAGAACGATCAGCTACAACACAATAGGTGCTGCAGCCACAACGGGCACAAACGCAAGCGGAACCTGGCCGATTTCTGTTACTGGAAGTTCTTCATCTGCAACGGTTGCGACAGGTGCACAGAACATTTCTGCGGGCGCCGCTAACAAAATCCCGTACCAAACTGGCGTTGGCGCTACATCGTTTATTGATGCCCCAACAACCTCATCAACTTACCTACAGTGGAACGGTACTGCGTTTGCTTGGGCTGCTGCTTCTGGTGGCGTTACTTCAGTTGGCTTATCAATGCCTTCTGGATTTACGGTTTCTAATTCTCCTGTTACGAGTACAGGAACATTAGCCGTAACAACAAGCCTGAATGGCATCCTAAAAGGTGATGGTTCTGGGTTTACAACCGCGACATCGGGAACGGATTACGCTCCAGCGACAACAGGAACTTCAGCTCAGTTACTAGGCAGCGATGGTTCAGGTGGATTCAGTAACGTAACCGTAGGGTCAGGGCTTAGTTACTCTGCTGGAACCCTGTCTGCAACAGGTGGTGGGGCAGGCGGGCCTATCTTAGAATCGCAGATACTTATTTCTTCTAACGTGACATTAACGAGCAATACCAACGGTTTGTCGGTCAGTCCGGTGACTGTTGCGGCGGGGTATGCTGTAACGGTTCCAGATGGTCAATCTTGGATGGTCTTAGGATAAGCTTATGAGCAAAATCAAACTTCAGGGTAACGCATCTGGAACGGGGACTACAACCGTCCAATCTGCAAACACCTCATCTAATACAACCTTTAC